GTTTCCCAGTCACGATCGCTTTTGCTGGTTGAAAAGATCAATGGTTTTTTGTAGGTCCGACATATCAGGACCGAAGGCGCCTATCTTGTCAACTGCAAACGCCTGGATGGCACTTTGTCCTAAATCTGCATAGGCTTTGATTACGTTTTTCTTCTCTTCTTCTGTAGGAATTAATGGGATCTTTTCTTTGGAATGTACTCTACGCATTCCTTCAATAAACTCCCTGGCTGTCTGCTCTCCGTTGCGCCTGAAGTCATCAATTATGTTTTTACCAAAATCCCGTATTACCCTTACAACCGTAACAGAATCTCTCGCTATAATGGAGGCTATTATCTTGGCAAGTGCCGCGAACCCTTCAAATGTGTTTTCGAAGAATTGTTTAACTGTTCTCCATAATAAAGAGAAGGTTATTTTTAATGCCTCAACGGCAAATCTAAATTCTGTGCTTTCGTTATATAGAGTGATAAAGAAATTTGCAAACTCTATAAGCTTTGGTTTAACCTGGTTAACCATTGACGATACCTCGTCAACAATAGAAGCAAGGAAGCTTAATAAATTTTTAGATCCATCGGTGTTTAAAAGGTTACCAAACGATAACTTAAGGTTGTCCCATGAGGCTTTTAATTTATCCGTCCCTTTTACTGCGTCTGCTACAGTAAGTGAAGATTTTTTTAATTGCTGGTCTATAATTTTGGCAACTATCTCAGCTTTATTGGATGCGCTGGCAAACCCTTTACCTAACTGTTGCGCGCTTATTCCAAGGTTATCGAGTATTTGAATAGACCCACGGCCAACACCTTTAACTATTGAGTCAACCAGGTAGTCAACACTTTCCCCTGTTTCTGCTGCCCGGATGGTGGCAAACTCGAAGAATTTAGCTAGTTTGTTTTGATCAATCCCAAGGTTTATAGCCTGAACTGATCGCTGCATTAATTCTAACTTATTTACTGCTCCCCCCGTGGCTTCACGAATATCTTTGAATAATTTGTCTGATCCTTCAAGGCTTTCAAAAGCCGACTTAATGCCCTTAAACTTCTCTGACATTAAAAAAGCCTCTTTACCGAACTGAACAACTTCTCTAACAGCAAAAGCCCCGGCAATAACACCTCCCAAAGCTTTCATTTGCTTCTGGAACCCGCTAATAGATCTATTGGCCTTCTTGAACTCGTCCTGAAGTCCTTTTATACTAGCTCCTACCTTTACATTAAGACTTGCTGTTGCCATTTAGTAGCCTGAATTTTGCCTTCTTCTCCGTGTTCAACTTCACCTTCTTGCTATCAGAGGGTAGTTTAATAATGTCCGTTACTGATTTGATTTTTTTAGAGTGGGGGGCAACCGCATAGAAAGAAATCATCCTGCCTATCTCCCAATGCTCCAACATCTTTTTGTCGTGCCCTTTTTTGGCGTTGATAAGTTCCCTTAATGAGAAGAAATCAAAAGCCCCCGGCCCCCAACCTAATTCACCATAGGCAATCTGTTCTATTTCGTCCCAGGTGATTCTTTCGGCTTTGGGTCGCCCTCACCCCCTCCTTCCGGGATAAGGTCTTCAAAAGCTATTTTTACAAGCTCGGTAAGGTCTTTCATTTCGAGTGTATCAGATAAGGTTTCATAATCGAGTTTTAATTCTCTTCCTTCTATTCTACACCCGCACTCAACACCAAAGTAGACGATTGATAACATCTCGTCTACTTTCATTGAATCGCCTACCTCGCTAAAGCTTTTGTTGAATTTTGCCTCATATTTACGTAAAGGGGTAAGAGCCAATTTAAAAGGATACTCCACCCCATTAATTTTAATATGCCTCATATTTCAGTGCCTTTTGTTAGAGAACCAGTCCCTTCAAATGCATATGAAAGAGTTACGTTATCTTCTACGCCCCCTGATAACTCCCAGTTAGTCAGGTAGGCAGACCCGGACCAGAACGTATTCCCTGACGCGCCTGTAGTAAACTTTACTGTTACGGCGGTCCTGGCAATTATATCATCATATAACTGGGTATACCCTTCCGTTGCTGCTGTATCAACCAGACACTCTCCTGATCCTGACCAGCTCCTAACACCTTCCAGCGTGTCCCGGTAACCTGAGCTGCTTTTGGTGGTAGCATCCCTTACTTCCATATTCACCGTCAAAGTACAGTTGGTAAGGTCGTCAACCTGTACAGAGTTATTCAGTATCACCAAATTGGTTGCATTAACTATCGCCATCTTTTCTTATGTTTTTGAGTTTTTCCTTTGCCTCTTCCTTTTTAATTTCCGCCAATATGTCCACCGGTTCAAACTCAAAAGCGTAACCTTCCTTTACTGCCTTCTCTCCAAACTCACGGTCACATAAAATTTCCTTGCCCGACTTGAAAACTCCACTTCTGTTTTCTCTCGGGTCTGGATAGTCTTTCTTAAATTTTATTCTCATCTTACCACCCTCACTTTATAAATATTTTCTGTCACGTATATTTTATTGTTGTCAATTTCTTCTACCCAGGCGTCCCTATCTTCGAACCTGATACTCTGAACTACCACACTATTATGAGTGCCTGTTGTCCTGTCTAAAGCTGACCTTCCCGCTTCTACTAAATCCTTGTTATCGTTGTAGTCAGAAGAGTAGTACAGGACCTGAATAAATTCTTCATCAAGCTTGCTTACGCCTGTTTTGGTGTCGCTAGGTTCAATGTCATCAGGGGTTACAGTGATAGCGGGGAGTGTTGACGTTTGGGGCCTTTCGATCGGGTAAATCCTGGCACTCGTGCCGGTACCTCCAACTAACCCTCCTACGGTTGCGTCACTTCTCAAAATCTCTATTACTGCAAGCTCCGCACTCATTTTTTAATGATCTTCTTCATTTGCTTTTCCAACTCCAATGCGTATGACTTTTTAAGCCTTGCAAACACTTCACCTTGAACTTCATCGGCGGCCTCCTGGATGAATTGCCCTAAAGGCTGCTTATGTTCCATTGACCTGCCTCTATAAGCTCCCGTTCTTGTTGCCCGGGGATTACTTTGAAAGGCTACCAAATGAGCGTGTGGCCCTCTGGCTTTACCTTTGAAGTAATTAGGCCCTACCCACACATGCGGCCACCTTTTGCTTTTTGACCTTCGGGTAACTATCGACCTTTTAAGGTTTCCCGTTTTCACAGGGACTTTTTCTCTAGCCCTCTTTTGGATGATCCTTGCCGCCGGTGCATGAAGGTTATTCATGACCCTGCGCGAAAGCTTTGCTCCTATAGTTAGAAAAAGCTTCTCAAGTTGCTCGTCACCTATAATTTCAATAGTCTTAGCCATTGTCTCTTTTTTCGGTGTCAATCATAATCCACCCTTCACGCTTTTCTTTGTGAACCCCTGAGATATAGTAGTATTCACCTCCCAGGGATATTCTCATAGTCTCGTCTACCACGCTGACAGTACTGGAATACCTGATCAAAAATTGATCGGTGCCTAGTGCTGTCTGCTGGTCAGCTTCGTATCTCAAAGAACTTCCTTTGCTTATCTTCTTACTCCAAACTGCGGCAAGCACACTCCATGAGCTTTTTTCTTCGTTAGTTACCGCGTGCCTGGTCGGGGTATTTTTTTCAATGCTAATCTTAGTATCGAACTCCCCTATTTGTACCTTACTTTGCAACATAGTACACCCTGTAAGGATCAAGTAAAGCCTTTGCCCCGAAGGGGATCTGATTTACCTGTGTTCCGGTTATAACATCCTGCCGGTTTTGGTATAAGTGCCCTACTATTAATTTAATAGCACTCTTTATATCCTCCGGAATGTCCGCCACTGCCCGGCCGCACACATATATCACCTCAACCGAGTCAATCCTTGTTTTTGTGCTCGGCCATGTAGTAATGTGTTCTATTCTTCCAATGCTCGAGTAGCTGTCTACCCTATAGTTGGCAGTGGCTAACGTCGTTAGCGTGTTGTCAGCATTATAGTACTTCACGCTGGTAACGGATGCCACCGGACCCCTCCTTAATTCGATAAAATCAGATGGGAATTTATCTAACTTCAATTCCCAGGTTTGAGTAAAAAAAGAACTCTGCGTATAATTTTCTGCTATCGCTGTAGCTGAACTTACCAGACCTTGAATCATGGTATCGTGATCTGTATGATCAACTACCAGATGATCTTTAGCTTCCTGTGTTGTTACCACCGGGCTGGCAGGGGCAGAAATTCTTTTTAATCCCATTTACCGCTTTTCTGATTTTCGTTTTACAGAGGCAGTTTCTACTACCTTTTTAGAAACCTTTTTCTCAACCTTCTCTGACGCTTCGGCAATAGAATCGTTAAATTCCCCTTGCGGAGCGTCTATAATTTCACCTTTGTTAAAGCGGTAGTGCTTTCCGGATTTACCAGAAGCACTCCCACTAAACTTCATCCGATACTTCATGCCGGAATGTGATGTGGATGACCGGCCAACACATAGGCACCTACTACCGCTCCGGTTGTAGCAGAGGCCACAGTGTTCTTCACTCTTACATACCTTTTGTTGCCCATATACCCGACATAGTACTGCTGATCATCATCAGTTGCACCGTCGATTACCGGCTCAGATCCATCTAAGTCGCCATCAGCAATGGCGGTCCATGTTGAATCGTCGTCTGACTCCTGAAACTCAATAGTGTGCGTTCCATCGGTCCAGGTTCCTGCATCAACTACAAAGCAGGCTGAATGATAATCAGCCACTTCGAAGGAGCCCCCATTTTCAGTCGCGGTCTTTGCCGCCTTCTGAATGGAGACCTTCATTTTTATGTTTGACTTTAAGTCTATTGCTCCCATTTTTTTATTTATTTTTTTAAGTTATCAAGCTGTGTTTGTGTAAAGCAGTGCGAATGCCCCTCTGGCCGTTCCTGCTGTGGTGATCGTAACCTGGCTCAATTCAATGTCGAATAGTTCGGTGAATCTCAACGCCTGCGCATCCTGAGTTGCAAGGTTTACAGAATTTCCGTCCTCGTCTGTGATTGTCGCCTCGGTTAACTGTGTTACAGAGAAGTTTGCCCCTGTACCGTAAGCTGCAAAGCCCGGGTTATAAAAGGCCGCTACCGGTTTGTCGGTGCCGTCTGTTACAGGGAAGGCTTCAGTGAAGAATAATCTCTTACCCCACAATGTAGGAATCGGACTATTCTGTGAAGGTCCGCCGTATATGTACATACCCTGTCCGTCCTTCAGTTTTCGTAAGTGCTCTTCCTGGTCAGGGTGAGTAATGTAAATACCACCGCTTCTGGCAGAAGGTGAAAGGTCAAACTGAACACTCAACCAGTCGTCGGCATCAATAGTGGAGAATCCCACGTTTCCGGCTGCGGCAACTGTCTTTCTTACATAATCCTGGCCGCCAACAAGGCCAATAAGACCTTTGATGTTGTTGTAAGTCGAGGTGCCATCACCATTGATGAAAACATTGTCCTTCAAATATGCTGAGGCTTCAGCCATTTTTCGTTGAAGGATGGGAAGTAACCTAGCCCCCGCTTCTGCTCCAACTTCGTTAGTCCAGTCTACAATGGCTCCCCACTTCAAAGGGTCCAAAATCATACCTCCGAAGCTCATCCCTGATCCTGAGATAGCAGACTTCTCATTTACCGCGCTGAAAGCGGGTCTGCTAAG